TAAGCAGCTACCACCGCCACCAAATATGAGAGTGCGAGCCTAGCGGTAACTAAAACAGAAAGCTATGTAAGCCCAAATATTGACCTGATATGCAAGCAGGGTTGATGTGATTCATTTAGCGATGAGATATGGGAGTTGATTAGCGTAAAGAGAGAAACGCAAGGACGAATATAAAAAGCAAGTTAGCCAACACTTGCCACTCTCATCCAAACCAAAAGAGGGGATATGGATAAACATAAAATAAAAGTTATATTTTGCGGTTTCCCCTTTTTACTAGATGATAAAACTAATGAACTTTCGGGATTTTGGACTTTTCTAATACCCATTCTTAGTCTGGCTAGTGATGAAGATGGTTTTGTTTTTATGCAGTATAAGGGTAGTTATTGGAATGCATTAAAACTGTGGTTAAAAACATAAATTACAAGGGTATTAATAGATATGAATAACCCGCAGAAAATAAAGGCACTTAATAATGAAGAGTGCAAACTTAAAATAGAACTCAGAACTCAACAAGTTGCCGTTGACACTACTAGAAATAGGCTTAGGGAAATTAACCGAGAAAGAGAGGCTTTGAAGAAAGAGCCTAGCTTATCCGACCATGCTTTTATGCGTTATCTAGAAAGATATCTTGATATGGATTTTGAGCTGTTAAAATCTCAATTGTTATCAAATGAAATAAAGCAAGCTATTAATTCTGGTGCAAAAGTGATTAAATATGGAGATATAAAATTTGCAGTTAAAGATAAAACTATAACAACTATAATTTAGTTAAACTCACCTATTTAAACCGCTTTTTTATTTCCTTTTTACTTAGAGAAAGGAAAAACATCAACATCGGTCTAAACTTGATATCCATAGGATCTTTGTTTAAAGCGAGATTAAAACCGCATCTCTTATATCCCATTAAAGCCGCAAGCGTTGCCTGATTGCCATACTTTTCCTTTATTTGCTTCTTTATTTCTTTTAAATCCATGATGTTTATTTTTTTGTTGAATGTTTAATGATTAAACTATATACTATCTTTATCAACAAACAAAGAGGTAAAATGAATTATTACATTAATATATATAGCGACTCATGCGGCACTAATTACGCTGAATTAGATACGGATAGTTTATTCTATGAAAGAGACGAAGCTGTAAACGCATTAGCAAGCCATAGAGCTTGGTATAGAAAGGAAAATTATAAATATACGATAGTTAGTAAGAATAATGAATTAGCTAAAACTAGCTTACTTGATGAAGCTGAGATAGTTTGGTTAAAAGAGTATGCTTCAAAGCATGAGCAAGAAGCTTATGAAGAGAGTAAAGATAGTTATTTAGATATATAGGAGAATGATGTGATAGATAAAACAGATTCAGAAGAAATGATACTTATTCCTAAATGGGAATATGAGAAACTCAAAGGTTATTTAAAACCTCAAAAAGAGTGGCAAGATAGGGATGATGAGCTAACGGAAGCTATAGATGAACTTCACCCTTGCGAAACAGGCGACCACCAGACTTATACAAAAGCTATGGAGTTGATAGGTAACAGGCACAGCAAAGGTTCGTTAGTTTGTTTGGTTAACTACTTTCTAGCCAGAGAAAAGCAACTCAAAGCTATGCAAGAGAGAGTAGGGGAGTTGAAGGAGTTGGTGAAAATTCAGAAACATGAAGCAAACCAACGTGACGCAGACCAATACTCAATAGGAATGGCTAACGGATTAATTCTATCTTTAGCTACACTTAATAATATTAATCCAAAATATGTAGAAGTAAATCCTCAATATATAAAAGGAGAATGATATGATAGAGCAAAATGATGAAATGGAGCAGATAGAAATGGAAAGTGGTTTATTCACGCTTAAATTAATCGCTATTATTATAGTGGCTATTCAAGCGGGGTTAACCGCCTTAGTAATTATAAAAATATTGGAGATGTTATAATGAATGCAATAACAGATCAGAAAAGAATGGATTTTGAGGAAGGTTATATAAAAGGGTTACTACACGCGTATAGCTTAATTCAATCTAATCAAGTTAGAGAGTTAGAAAGGTTAATTAGAGAGGCTAGAAGATATGAATAAAGAATATCCAGAGGAAACTAGCATTTTAGAATTAACTGAAAATTGGGAGAAAGATACAATGACAGATAAAATAAATGTAGATGAATACGAATTTGACACTAAAGACTATGTTAAGGGTGGGAATGTGATGTTAATTAGCGTTGATGAATATAATAAGCTCAAGGCTATGCAAGAGAGGGTTGAGGATATACCTGATATTTTAATGAGAGCTTCTAAAGATTATGAGGGTATGGCAAAAACGCTACATGAGAAAGGTTTGATTGATGTATTTGAAAAGACTTTTACCGAACTTGCGGGAACTGCTAAATTTTTAGAAATGGAAGCAGAAGCAATCCAAAAATTTATAAAAGGAGAATGATGTGAAGTATAGAAAAAAGCCAGTAGTAATTGAGGCTAGGCAATTAACTCAAGATAATATGGAAGAGATTGCTGAATGGTGTAATGGCGGAACTAGAGAAATTAAAATTAGCAATCCACCTAAACCTAAAGCTTTGGAGATTTATACTCTTGAGGGGGTAATGGATGCATGGGAAGGAGATTATATCATCAAAGGTGTTAAGGGTGAATTTTACCCATGCAAACCAGATATTTTTAAAGCTACTTATGAGAAGGTAAAAAATGACTAATCCAAAAGAAATAGCGATGGAGAAGATTGCTTAGTTGGTGGTCTTATCAAATTAATACTGGAAAGGGAATGTTAAGCAATAAAGATAAAATTGATAAATGTATAAATGCGCTTGAGAAAGCTGAATATGAATTTTCAAGCGAGCCTCATTTAGATAAGGATTTAGTTTATATATTGCATGACGCAATCCTTGTTAGCTTAGAAACTTTAAGGGAAATTGAGAATGATTAAATACATTATACCATTATTATTTATACCTAGCTTTGCGAATGCAAATGAAATCAGCTTAATCAAGCCTATATACGGCTATCATTATCAGGATAGAGATTTTAATGGCAAAGATTGGAATGAGAATTATATAGACTCTTTAGGGCTTGGCTATAGGCATGAAAGCGGATTAGGTGCATATGCTATATATGTGAATGAGAATAGTGCTAATCAGAAGGCTTGGTACATTCATGGCGAATATATGCCAAAGGTTACTGAGTGGCTTTCTGTGGGCTTTGCTGGCGGGGTTAGAAATGGCTATCCAAAGAAATCAGAGGGTAGATCATCAAGTGACTTTATACCATCAGGAGCGTTCCAAATTGAGCCTTGTTTTAATGGTCATTGTTTGTTGATGCAGGTTACGCATGAAGTTAGCGTTATTAATTACAAATACGGATTTTAGATGACATATAAGCTTTACTGGCAAATAATAACCATGTGCAAAGATGGATTGATGCATAAACAAATAGCATCGATGCTTACTGGTGTTTCTTTGAACAGAATAAATGCTGATTGCGAGTCTAGTATAAGAAACAGATATATAACAAAAGGCGGAACACCGAGCGTGATATGGAGAGATCACATTCTAGAGCTTTCAAAATTAAATTTTTCGGTAAAAAGTATATCTGAAAAACTTGAAATAAAGCCTTGTCATATTTATTATTTACTTGCAAACAAAGAAAAATCTAAACGAAGCCAATCTGATTAGAGCATAAATCTCTTAATGTTTCATTATAATGGATAATAGATTGTTTTAATTTCTTACTGTTAATTTGATCTTTGTCGGTTATATAGATATAATCAAATTCATAGCATAAAGTTTCTAAATCTTTATAACTAGCGCATCCATTGAGCAAGCCTATCACCAAGCTCATCATCATTAAGGTTTTCAATTTCATGTCGTCTTTCTTTAGATTTTTTAACCGCTTTTAATATATGGGATTTATATTTAGATTCCCATGATTTATTAACATATCTATAAACAAAAAAGGCAATCAATGAATGACTGCCTAATAATATTGATATTAATATAATTGTTGTAGCCATTATTTTTTATCTACATCTGAATCAGAAAAGAAAGTCATAATAGCCCCAAATATTGCAACCCCTGCAAGCCCTATAGCTTCTGATTGCTCAGGTGAAATAGCAACTCCTAAAGCCGTTAATATAGCAACTAGACCTTGATAAGTAGAAGGATAGCGGAAGTAATCAAAAATTTTAGACATATTATTCTCCGTTTGTTTTAAAACTGCAAAGACATAGTTTAGAGGTTACTTTGCAGTGCATTTAGACACGCCATTTGCAAGCAGTGATGGCGTACCACGATTAATATATGCACTTGCTAGCTAGTCATATAATTCGGTTTTAGCATTGTTAAGAGGCTTGATCGTTGTTTAATTTTACCACTTTACTTTTTAAATGTCTATTGTATATTAGATTTCCTACAGTTTCGTATAACCTTTCAAAGGTTGGCGTAAACTTTGAGTGGGGAGGTTAATTGAAAATTTCAATCTTCCTCTCAACTCATCTTTTCAAATACCTTAATTGCCTTTTCAAGATTAGCTTAAATGTCTATTCTATTGCGAATCCAGCCATATACAAAAGTTTCATCTTTCTCTCTTCGCTCAGCTAGCTCAATATAAAAAGCACCTTGCAAACAGTTATAAGCTTTTAATAAAACTTCTTCCCCATCATTATCTCTATAATTTAGATATTCAGTTAATGCTAATATAGTTTTATTTCCTATTAACCCATCGACTACCAGATCATCATATATTTTACCACGTTGATTGAATACGTTTAATGATCTTTGTAATATAATCCCCGCTCTTTTTAAGCCCATATTAACGGCTGTATCTGCTAACTCCTCTGCTATTTTCCAACTTAGTTTTGAGATAGGCTCTAATCTTAATGGCTTCCAGTATAAATTCTCATAGATATCAAAAGCATCTTGCTTAGTTAAATCTATGATATTGCCTGTATAACCTGCCATTCTTGCCGTAGGAAGCGTAATCCCGTATTTAGTAACTCCACCACTATCAAGCGGATTATCAACAAAACCGCCTTCTATGTCTATAATTTTATCTATGATTATTTTTTTAATACTCATTATTTTATACCTAGCCACCCTATTACTAAACTTGATATCGCAGCAAATAGATAGCCTAGTCTTTTCGCAAATCTAACTTCTTCATTTGCTAAATCAGCATCTTTTTGTGCTTGATCTATCCCTTTGTTCAAACCAGTTACTAAATGCTTGTTATTCTTTTCTTGCTCAATTTGCAATTTCTGCACATTAATTGTTATAGTATCAGAAATTTTATCAAGAATAGAAGTATGGGATTGAGATATATCATTTTGCAGCGACTCAAGTCTTCTATTGACTGAGTTAATATCGTTACCGGATGTTTTTTCAAACGTAACCATATCGCTTTTTAATGATTGAATATCTTTTGCTAAATTAACCAATACATCAACCTCTATCTCTATTTTATCAGTCATTTAGATATCAATATTATTTGCTTCTAAGAATCCTTCACCCGCAAACTCTTCAACCTCTGTTTTAAAGTTAGGGTTTACTGTTTGCTCACCAGTTTCATCATCTTTAAATACTTTTGTAAACGCTTTAGTGTTATTATTATTTTCAGTATCGCAAATTGAAATACTGTTTTTTGTTTCATGTATTATTTTCATTTTAATCTCCTATACAAAATATGTTCCTTGGATCTGAAAAGCCCTATTAACGCCCGTAGTAACATTACTGTCCGTAAGTGCCGTTACGCCTGCATTACTTTGAACCCCATACATTTGTACATAAGATTGTCCGCCTTGAACTCGAGGGGCTATCATTGTGTTTCCCGCTCCAAAATTTGGTGCATCACCACCACCACCCGAACCATAGGCACAAGGAGCAAAGATATTAGCATCACAAGTGAATGGTAGTCCTGCAACACGAAAATTTCCCGTTGCCGTTGTGAAGGTTGGTGTAAAATCTAAGCTAATATTAAAATCAACCCTATCTCCGACCTTAGTATATCTTCCTGTTCGAGTTGTGTAAGAAACGCTCAAGTCACCAACCGTAGAAAAAGTTATAGTAGGCGTGAATGTACCCCCCAAAAAAGTTACACTACTTGCACCTGAAAAATCAACTGCGCCTGTATAAGTTTGATCGCCCGTTATAGTTAAATCCTTACTTAATAAGGCTTGAACCCGTCTTATTGTGATAGACATTATTTTTTCTCCTTTTTAGTTTTCTTTTTAGTTTCAGGTTTAATTTCTTCGACTTTTGTTAATTCTTCTAAAGCTAATAAATTGCCACGTTCCGCTAAAAGGTTTAACCTCTTAGTTTTGCGTTTATCTTTTTCTAATCTTCTTGATTCTATTAGTGATGTCATTTTTTTCTCCTTGTTAAATTTTAATTGCTGTTACTCTTAACTTCCAGTTAGCCGCTGTTGCCGTAAAGAGTGTTCCAGTCGTTTTATGCCCTAAAGACATAGATTGGCTACCAACCCTAACTTTTACCTCTGTAGTATTTGCGTTCTCAACATAAGCCACACAAGCCCTGTTTGTACCTGCGCCAGAAGTTTCATTTCCAACCAAACCTACATTTTTTATAACATCACCAGTTACATATCCACCTTCGGTGGTTACACAAACTAAATCAACAGATACTAAAGTAGGGGCGTCACCTAAACCATGAGTAAATGTTACAGCCGTTCCATCTGTATAAGATGTATCAGAAGAAACATATTTATCTATTGCATTTGCAAAAGACAAAGAACCAGAGCCATTAGTCTTTAACACCTGACCAGCAACTCCATCAGCCGCAGGGAAAGTTAAGTTATCAAGTATTACTTGACCACTCCCTTTTGGTTGTAAATTTAAATCTATATTAGTATCTGAACCAACGGCAGTTATACTTGGTGCGCCAGTTGTTGCGGCATTTGCAACGCTAACATAATTAACCGCATCTGCATTATCAGTATATTGTATCATGGGATTGCCATTCACATCTAGGTAGATACCATCAATGTATGCAACTTTAATTGGAGTCACCGCCCCATCAGCCAATCTAGCTGTATTTATATGCCCATTAGGAACAGTAACAGATAATGCCGCTCCAAGCTCATTGACTTCTATTACATCACCAACATCAACTGTTGTGTCAAATGTTATTACAGCACCACTTAATGTATATTCACTAGGCTCAATAAATAAACCTTCTATATATATATCAATTGCATTTTCACTAGCAGGAGTGAAGCTAAGTGTATAACTTGCAGTTCCGTCACCTGTTAATGTTTCGTTGTTTAATGTTGGTATAGTTGATAATGCACTAATATCAAAGCCTATTGGCTCTCCTGTTGTTGCATCAAAATATAACGCTTTTCCCTTTACTTCGCCTAAAGTTAATTCAGTAGATATACCTGTAATATTAGAACCTTCACTAAAGCGCAAACCTCTTACTATTAGGTTATTCAGCGTTTGGTCACGCAGTACACTTCTATCAAGCCCCTCTTCGTGCGCTACGGCAGGAAAATCATCACCTTCTACATAATCTATTTCTTGAGTAAATGGCTCATTACGGCTTATAGTTACTATATAATTTAAAGTAACACCTGTAGTAAATGTTATATTACCACCTGCATCATTGCCTAAACCAGATACCGAGTAATCTAAATCTACTGTTTTTAAACTTTCAACATTATTAGTGTCAGTTACAATAACTTTGATATCATTTTTTCCGAACACCTTTGATTGATATGCAAATACAGTTTGACCGCTAGATGCAATATATTGATGTGGAAATGTATTTGTCGATATAGTCATTTTTTTAAATCCTAAATCAACACCTGCAATATCACTATAACAGATGTTTTATTAACTTGCAACATCAGAAGGGCGTAACCAAAACTCTTGGTTATAATCTTTTTTCATTCGCCTTTCCATTCTTCTTAAATAACCCTTACTTAAATTCTCTTGCACTTGGTACATCATTAAATAATCAACGGCAGGCTTTATATAAAACAAATTTTGCAAAGGTATATTCTGTCTTACTGAGCGGACTAATTGAGTTTGAAAGTCATCACCCCTTGATGCTTTGGATAGTATTTTAACAAAATCCTCTGCTGTTCCCGCTGTTGGTCCCGCTAAAGTTGCTATTGGTCCACCGCCATAACTATTAGCATCAGCAAACATAAAGTCGCCCAATATACCATAGCCACCGCCTTGTGTCATAGCTGCGAAAATAGTTTCTTTTGCTAGTGGGTCTCTAGGCTTTTTACCTGATACTAAATCTTTTGCGGTTAACGCTAAATAACCAAACCCACCAGATACTAAAGCAAGTTGTATTAAAGCGGGTACATCAGCTTTTCCTTTTGAGTATAAAGCCCTGCCCCATAATTTAGTTACCGCAGTTATTGGAAATTGCTTAAATTGCATCATGTAACGTATAGCTTCACCTGCGGGCGTTCCCCTTGCTAGCCCTTGAGTAGCTATTGCTCTTTCTCTTGCGCCCCCTGTAATAACACCAAAATTAACCCTGTCTTGATAATAAACGCCAAGCTTTTCATTGCCTGCATCTTCGGGAAATAAATATTCCCTTCCATCATCCATTTTGCGTGTTTTAGTACGCATATTATTCCAGTCTGCTTCTGTTATATTATACTGGTTAAAGTTTCTTTTGGTATCAACGTCTAATTCATTCCATGTTTTATTTTTCTTTAAAGCTAAGTCGTGAGCCATTATTTTCCCCATAGCTAACTTATGCGTTTCAGTCCACCAAGTTAAACCATTTAATTTAAAGAACCCTCTTTGTATTTTAGACATTGTACCACTTGGGCTGTCACTACTAGAAAACCTTGCTCCTATATCACCAATAAAGCCTTCTGAACCTGCGCCAATTAAACTTGCAAATTCAACTCTTTCCTTCTTGGATTTAAAACCTTGAGCTAAATCAATAAAAGGTTGAGCATAAGACGTTAAAAAGTTTTTACCTTGATATTGATATTCTAAAGCTTTAAAGCCTGTGTCTGATATAGCGGATAATGTTGCTCCACCTAACTTAGTTATAGCTTGCCATGCTCTTATATTGCTGCCTATTTGCGCCCATTTGGGGCTTCTTGTAAAATCACTAATTCCAATTACTTCTTCTAACCAAGTATTAATAGCTCTATCAAACTCTTGACCCTCTGTTGCTATTTTACCCCTATTATCTTTCTTTACTTTATTTAAAACTGATTCAACCATAGCTCTTGGATTTGTTCCTAGCCTTTCCATTAAAGCTATATTCTTCGCTCCGTACTGAATACCACTAACAACACCCTCATTTAAATCATTATATCCAAACTTTTCATTATACTTTAAAAAGCTTTCCGCATCTTTAAAATGAATAACACGTTTACCTGATAACCTTTTTGCTAAATTAGATGGGCCAGTAAATTGAAATAGTTTTGTATCTTTTGCTTGTGTTGGGTCATCAAGTCTAATACCTGTTATTAATGCTTCATAAGCACCCTCTAAAGCATCATCTAAGTTTTCAGTAGCATCAAAACTTTTTGCTGTATCAACTAAAGGGCGTATAAACTCAACCCAAGCTTCTTTTTTTTGCTTTGCCATTCTATATGGGTCATGTGTTTGGTTTATTATAAAACCATCAACCTCACCTATATCTGCGCCTGCTCTATTTAGCCTAACTCTTATAGTTTCTTGTACTTCATGGATTGCCTTTGCTATCTGAAAAGCTTCCTTGCTACCGCTTACCTTTCCTTTATTGCCTGCGCTTAAATCCCATAATTCGCTAGCTATTTCATTTGTTAGCTTTTTACTGTTAAACACACCAAGTAAATCTTGCTTCTCTAAAGTATTAAGTAACTTACCAGATAATTGAGCTGTTAATGTTTGCTGTGTTGCATCAATTGATATTCTACCACCAGTAACATTTTTATTTATTCCTACTAATTCAGCTTGAAACGCTTCTTTTATAGATAAACCTTCTGTTATAAAGTTGTTTATCCTATCTATTGAGCCTTGTTTTATAGCTACATTTTTTAATATATTTTGTTTCTGCTTAATATAGTTTTCTTGAGCATTTAAAGCTCTTTCTTCAAGTATCTCTTTAATAGCATCATCTTTATCAGCACCTTGTTGAACTCTTTTCTTAGCAAGTCTATCAACATCTTTTAATAGTTTATTAGCATCATCTTTTGAGAATAAACCTTCTGTTTGCTCAACTATTCTTTTTACGCAATCTCTAGACATATTATCCCCTTGTTAAACATATATAAGCGGCATCAAGCCCCTTGTTGTAAGTATCTAAATCAAATTCTTTTAAATCATCTAGTGCTTGTAAACTTTCATCATCAAGTAAGCCTGCTTCTCTCATTAAATCAATTTCATTTTCTAAGTCAATGATTTGATCTGTTGTCATTTCATCAGGATATTTAGCTTTGTAGCTATCAAATTCATTTAAAGATGCCTCATCATATACAGTTGAGTTATTAGGTCTATTAACTTCATTAATTGTGTTTCTGATATTATCTGCGCTTGCTGTGTCTATTTGCTTTGCGATAGTGTCCATCTCAACACCTTCGCCAAATGCGGGTATTATTTGAGAATTGTCAAAAACTGCATAAAATTCATCAATAGAACCTTTGTCTTTGAATATAACACTATCAAAACCCTCTACTTTTGCTTGAGTAATTTCAATCTTTTCAATAGATGGGTCAGCAAACTTATTGGATTCAAGTTCTACTATTTTAGGCTTTTTAAGATTCAAGTAGGCGGGAATGGTTCTAGCCCCTTTTTTTCTAATATTATTTATTTCCTCTACGTAATCCGCTTGTTTGCTAAAAAATGTAGCTTCGAGCTCTATATCTCCCTGCCTAGATTTACCTTTGCCAAATTCTTTAAAATCTTTATTAGTACCATGATAAACCCTTAATGGCTTACCCTCTGCATCAACTACCTTTGACCCTTCAAACTTAGATTTAAATTCTGCTGTTTCTGTATATTTAACAAATTGCTCTACTGCTTCCGCTTTTTCTGCAATAGGCTTTTTAATAACCCCACCTTCTTTTATAGCCTCAACTGTGCTTACATCAATCTTTCTACCTTCTGCTAGTTGACTTGCGGCTGTGTCTAATTCTTCCATAGCTAACACTCGCCCATTTCTTCTATTGAGCCTTGTGTTAAGATATGCACCACCTAGATTAAAACCCGCACCAAATACAGTAGATAAAGCTACATTAAATAAGCTATCTGATAACTCGTAATCTTGCCTTAGTATATTTGCAGAATCCCTATTACTAGGCTCTAATATTGCAGCCGCAACCAAACCTTCTGTTCCACCTCTTGCTGCTGCGGATTGATATTTACCAAACTTCTGGCGCATTTTATTAATTCTGTTAAACGCAACCACTCTATTTGCTATTTGTCCACCAACTAAACTTGTTGCAACACCTACCGCAAAGTTCTTAGGCTCAAATAATCCACTTGCGAAAGCTGTGGAAAAGCCAACTACATCTTCAATGCCGCTTGCACGACTAATTACAAAAGCCCTTTTGTTTGCGTCATCTTGATTTTCAGCTAATATCTTTGCTGATTCAGAAGTTATAGTATTATAATATCCAATATCTGAACGATAATACTCACTCTGTTTATATTCATCTTCCGTTAAAGGTGTATTTCGTTGCTCGGCTATTGTTACATCACTAGCTCTTAAATCAGCCTCTAATGAGCCAACACCACTAAAAACTTCATCAACATAAGCACCCACTACTTGAGAGATACTAGGATCAAATTCTTGTGAGGCTTGTTGCGTTCTGTATAAGTTCCTACTTATACCCGCATCGCCCACCGACTGATTACTAAATGGCTGCATTATTCACCCCTTAATATTCTTTGTAATTCTGGTAAATTCTTTTCAATTTCTTTATTAACAAAATTACTAAAAGATTTTGCACCTATTTTATTTAACTCATCAAAAGTATATTGTATTAAATTACCATCTTTATCTAAATGAGAGTTGCCAAATTCATCAACTAATATTAATCCGCTTCTATCGCCATTTGTTACCCATTTAGCTGATTCCTTTTGTTGAGGCAAAACAAAGCCGCTTGAAATTTCATCTACTTGAAACAACTCAATATTTTGAACAATATCCTTTGTTGCAGCCTCAATATTATTTACTGACTTATCATCATATCCGCTAGGTATTTTAAATAAAGAGCCATTATATTCACCAGTTTTAAAATCAGCTTGTAAGGTTTCTAGTGAAAAATCTATTGCCTCAGATAAACTTCTACCTTTAATATATGCAGAAGAAGCTATATTTTTAGCTTGGTTAATTATTTCATTAATAGTTTGCGGGCTTTTACCCTCATCAATAAAATATTGTATTTCTTCTGATAAAGATGATGATAGTTCATTTTCAAAGTCTGAGTATGTTTTACTATCAGTCGATAATTTAGTAGTCATTAAATTTTTTGTTTCTTTTTCTCCGCCTCTAGTTGATTCAAATAAAAGGCTTAATGCTTCCGCATCATTTACAGGATCAAGATTAGCTCCATACAAATACGCACTAGGTAAGTTTTGTTTAACTAAATCATTAATGGCATTAACTTTTAAATTGCCATATTTATTATCTAATTCAGTTAATACTTGTGTAAATTGTTCCGCTGTTTGCACTTTATTCACATTATAAACTAAAGCCTTTGCTTCATCATCAGTTAAAATTGAAGCTTGCCCCGCAGGTATTCCAAGTTCATTAACTTGATAATCAATCATTGCTTGCGGATCTGTAATTCCTTGCAATTTAGTGTATTTAGCGGGATCAGTTTGTTTAGTAGCTAAAATAGCTTGTTGTTGCTTTTTAATAGCATTTCTATACGCACCAATTTCCTTTGCGCTTAAATCTACATTGTAATTAGGGTCGTTAATTAAAGTTTTAACTTGTGATAGGTTGCCTTGCTCAAAAAGAACGTCCAACTGTGCGCCCTTCATTTGCTTCATGGCATCATCTTTGTATTGCTTTAATTCAGTTGGGGAATAAACCTCATCTAAACTATCAAAATAACCACGCAACAAAACTTGTGAATCTGAATAACTACCGCCATTACGAACAAAGTTAATCTGTGATTGAACCGCATCATCAACTTGCATTTGCCTAAACTTTTGCGTTTCAGCTAATTCAACTTGTACCGCTTGTTGTCCAAAACCCCTGCGAACATTCTCGTATATATCGTTATATTCTTCTTGTGCATAACCATTCGGAGCTGTTTCGCCTAGTTTATTTCTACGAGTTTCTAATTTATCAAAGAATAGTTGCCCTATTTTATCTGGCGTTTCAGCTTCATTTTTGGCAGCTTCTAGCTCATCTATTGCCGCAAACCTTAAATCAGTATCAGCTTTAATAGACCACGCTCTAGCATCTCTTTTTTCTTTTTCTTGCTGCAATTGCCCTATACCCTCAAGAGCCATACCGCCAACTTGTAAAGCGTTAGTTTCTTGAACTACTTCTTGCATACCTTGTTGCGTATTACTAAATCCTAAATCTGGAACTCTGACCATATTATTTACCTAAATTAAAACTATTTCCAAAGTTTGGGTCTTGTGCTGTTTTACCTGCGCTTATACCACCTGATATTAACCCCGTAATACCTTGCATTTTCGCTTCTTGTGATTTTCTTAACTCATTACTAACTGATAATTGAGCATTATATTTTTGTTTCATTAATTCAGCTTCATCTTGCTCTATTTGCTGTTGTGTAAATACTTTTGCTGTTCCCGTTAATTTAACACCACTTTTAGCGTAAGCTGCACGTTGTAAGCTCTGCCTTCTGCTTTGTTGCTTAGAAGTCTGGCGCATTTGCTCTTTTGAGCTTTCAAGTATCTGATTAGCTCTATCTTCATATTGCCCCGCTACATCAAAAGCAGAAGATGCCCCACCTATAGCCCCCGCTATTTGCCCCGCAAACATTATTTCAGCACCAGTACACATTAACCATTAACTCCTAATTGACACATAAAGCTTATAACTGTACATGGAAACGGCAAGTCGCTTCTAATACATACTACAGGATTATAAGTAAATTCGCTATAAAATGTTATGTTCTCTTTTACATCTGGATAAGTTGCACCAAATAAAGGCAAGGCTCTAGTCATCTCATCTTCTGTCGATCTAAATGGAATGGTATCTAACCTATCAAACCTATCACCTATTTTTAAGCCAGTAGTTTTATATAATATTAAGTTAGCCTTAGTTATCTTAGTTTTTAAAGTTTGCGTTGAACCACCTGATTCTTTTAAAGCCAAGCTAATAGGCATTGTTTCTAAGTCTGCATTATATGGTAAGCCTATATAAGCCTCACTAATAGCTGTTTTGCTATCTGGTATAGTTATAGAACCGCTAATAACCTCATACAACCCCGCATAACTTCCATCACCTAAAACAGATACAGTTTTTCCCTCTAAATGATCTAAGCCACTTAATGAGCGAGTTGCTGAACCGCTATAATAAATGGAGCTATCTACATATCTATTCACGTCTGCCGTTTCAAAATACTCAATATATCTTTTAGTAGCCCCGTTAATCGTGCGCTTAACTACTATATATATTCTATCTTCGCCCGTTGTTGGTAATACTGATACTGATTCAACTTCACCAGATACCGTGTAATTGTACCAACCCGCAACTTCTTGCGTTCTATCTCTACTTATTATCTTTAAATCACCGCCAGAAACACAAGCTAAAGCACTATCCGGTTGCTCTATAACTTTCATTTCAGTTAAGCCTTCGTTTAATATTTCAGTATTTAAGTCGTTTAAATCAATAGACTGATATTTAAATGTGTTATCATCATAAACAGTTTCATAAATACTTTTGCCGTTACTATGTGGATAAACTACCCTATCGCCTAACTCAACACCTTGCACTATACTTGAGCCAAAACTTGTGCCAACTCTAGCTCTTGGTGTTGTTGTGTCACCTATCTGAAACTCGGTAAATGTTAAGCCGCCATAAGTTCCACCAACTAAAAAATCACCATCTGATATTAACCATTGAATAGTATTAACTCTACCCGCTAAATCAAACTTTAAAGCATCATCTGCGCTTGCATCATCAACATCAAAGTTTTCAAAAGAATTAGAAACCGAACCATAAACAGTTAATGGACTTTCATTAGTTCCCGCAAAAAATAACCTTTGGTCGTGAAAAGCAACCGCCCTTGGATATCCCCTAACCCCACTCCATGAAGCTTCGTACCAATTAACAGTAGCCGCTCCATGAAATAAAGCTGTTTGATTTTCAAAAGTTGCTATAGTTGCGCTTGTAAAGCCCGTCATTCTAGCATAACCAATATTAGCGTTACTTGTATCAGCTATCGCCCACACACTACCTACATGATTTGCATTAAATGTGTTTGTGCTTGCTGTCCAAGTTGATGTTGCGCCTTTTGTTAAAGTGCCTGTTAGTGTAATAGTTGTTGCGCTTTCATTAACATCTTCTACTGGTCCTAGTTGATTATCAACTTCTGCAATAGTCCAATCAGTCGCATCATTTCTTGATAATTTATAAGGTCTATAATCAGGATGTGCGATATACATTATATCGCCTAACTGTGCAAATTTAAGTTTAGTTAAATCAGCCTCTGCATAAGGGCTTACTATTTCGTAAGGTGAGCCGCCACTCTCGACCTGTGACGTTCCTTGTATGAACCTGATATAAGCATCTCCAAACTCAAGTGTATATGAATCTATTTCTGAAAAGATAAATTCAACTAATTTAACTGTTTTAGATGAATCTTTTACTTCTGCTAAATAAACTGTTCCACGCCTTTTAATTGCGGGTCCTTGTACTGATGGTCTAAAATTAACACAAGTTTTTAAACCTTGTGCATAATAAGGTTTATCACTTCTTCCACGAAGTAATGCCCCTAACTCGCCTGCATTGAATTGCTCTTGGTAAAAATAAGCCATTTAAAACCTTGATGATAAAAACGTACTATAATTAATTGTATCAAATACGCCTTCTTGGCTGTCTATTGATATATATTCTTCAAATTCTTGTTGGAATACCTTTAAATGATACTCTGCTTCCGTTCTGCTATCTGTAATGCTTCTAGCTATATTAGCTGCTAACAATCTTGCTAATAGCTCTGTAAAGTTACTATCAAATTGTCCTGTATCTGTGATATCAGCTATATATTTAATCCCAACTACTTGCTCATCAGATATAAGCTTCTTTCCTTCTATTCTATATTTATCTACTGTAACCCTATTCGGTATTTCTGATATTGTATTAATAGGGTCAATAGCTATAGGCGTTAATGCCTGAAATGTTTCTTCTGTTTCCGTCATGATTACTTTTAGGCAATCAGAAGGCAAGCTAAACTGGTAAGAATAATTAAACGCAGGTGTTGAAGTTTCTCTGTTTAAACTTGCCCTCTTTATGGCAAAATTCCATAAATGCATTCTTAGTAGAGACCGCCTAGCTGAATCAAACCTTAAATTGCACTCTCGTGCATTCTTAGTTTTCTCATCTAAGCTAGTAATTAATTCTTGCCCCAAATTTTGAAGCGCAAAGTTACAAATCTCTACTTTTGAAGCCATATTATGCCGCCACTTCTACATCAAGGGTTATAGTTCCCGCAGCAGTTCCTACAGTATTGCCAGTTACGGCAATAACATAAGTTTTCTTAGGGTCTGCCGTTAATGATAAAGAAGCATATTCCCATATAGATTTATGTAACTCATCAATGTTTGGAGCAGTTAATGCATTTGTTGCATCAGCCGCACTTGATAAGTCTAAACCATCAGCGAAGCAATCCTTATCCACTACAGTTCCGATTGTGTTGTTTTCTCTATCGTAATTATAAAGACCAACATCATAATCAGTACCATTAGTAATAGCATCATTCCATACCTTAAGTGATTTTAAAGCATCACTAGAAGATATAAGGAAATAACCATATACAGAGCCATTATCATCAGCAACAGCAACTTCTTCTGTTGCTCTTGCCCATTTAATAGAAGTACCGCCATTAGATTTAGAATCTAGCAAAGTACCAGTTCCTAAATCACTATTAACAAATTTGCTTTCTACAGCCATGATAATTCTCCTTATTCAGTTACATTGATTTGAACAACTTTCTCGCCTTGAGTACGAAGAGCCGCAAATCTTGATGTGATTACTAATTGGTGCATATCAACGTAAGCAGGGTTTCTTTCATACCTTACTTCCATATCAGACAACATACCTAGTTTAAGCGCACTTTCAGTAAATGCAAAGCATGAACGAGTAGATGGTTTAGCAATTATTGATTCACCAGTTTTTGGATTACTAGGGAATACAATAAATTCAAAACCTAAAACAGTTGGTAATACACCTGTTTTAGCCGCTTCCGCTCTGTTATAATCACTAGAAATAACCTCAACTTCATCCATTAAAGATGAAAATTGTACGTCAGTCATAGCAATATAAGCTTTTTCACCATCAAGCATATTACCTTTCGACATAAGCTTTTGCTGAACTTCTCTTAGTTTATCATAAGTTAAACCAGAGCCAGCTGTTACAGTTTGCACCCCATCAGTTGAAGCAGTCACAGTTGACGTGAATTGCTTACCAGTTAAGATGCTACCTATTGCAGCTGCAGCGCAAGTTTTATCTAAACGTCTCATCATCATTTGAGATAATGTACGAGCATAACCCGATTTAATATCTACAAGTGATTTTAAAACGTCATCGTTGTCAACAGGAAGTGCTTTATAAAAACCTTGAATAAGCGCACCACGTCTTTCGTGTTCAGGCGCACCTAATGTGATAAGTTGGTTTCTAGTAGTTATCTCGTCTGCTTCTTCTGCACCGAGATTTTGATGTTCAAATATATCACCTGTTACAGGCATTTCAGGAATCTTACCCCTGAACATACTAGTTGCTTGTTGAACTTCAAGCTCTAGCTGATTGGTAAAGTCAGTCACCAATATCTGATTTTGAGAATCTGCCATTTTTAGCTCCATTCTTAAATTAATAATAAAATCAATTCAAGCGAAGCTGTCTAACAATTAGGACTTCTACTCTACGGATTAACTAGTCCGCCTAGTATGTCTTTCCATAGTCAAGAGGGCAATAAAGCTATCTCTTGAGTTATAATATCAAATTTATAAAGCCTTTGCAAGCAAATCTCTCGCTTCCTTCTGTAACTGGTCTGCAAGCCTATAATCATTAGCTTGAATAGCATCTCTAGCTTCTTTCTGTTTATCCTTTGCTTGCTGTGAGAAATCAGCTTTAGTTGCTTGTGAAGTTTCAGAATTATCATCAACACTATCTGGCTTCATCTTTGATTCAATATTAGCTTTCCATTCGTTTATTGACTCAATATGCTTACCATAAGCACTATACACTTTATTCATTAACTCATTAAAACCTTCTTGGCTCATTCCATTTTTATAAGCTGTATCAGCTAAATCATTTAAGAAGTCATCGGATACATATTCATTTGCTATTGTATCAGGTATATCAAAAGTATATTCCCCGCCTTCTGGTCTTCCCATCTCATTTAATAGTGCATCTCTATAAGCTTGTTTATCTGCATCAGGAGCATCATCACTAGGCTTAACTAAACCTTTCTTGCCCTTCATTTCAAGTAAGCCTTTATAAGACTTTGCAAGCGTATCTATATCTTTAACGCCATTCTTAGTAAATACATCTCTTGAATCTTCTGGAATAGCATTAATAAAGCTATTAAAGTCAAATGTATTGGTTTCTTTTGAAGTATCACCATCTACATTTAGATTGGCTGTTGCACTAATTGAGTTATCCGTTACCTCTGGCGTTGTTACTGCGTTGTTTTCATTTTCCATATTATACTCCGTTTATTGGGTTGTTATCATAATCATCAATACCTGAAACAAGCGTTTCCTGTAATTCTTCTGGCTTTAATTTAACAGTCATGGCGTTTAGTATATCGTGACATACATACTTCTTGCCGTTGTTAAAATGAGCGGTTGCATCTGGGCTTGCGCTATTGCCATTAGGTGGAGTTACTTCAAAGTACCCTGCACCTGCTAATATATCTTGTAATACTTTTGAGCCATGAGGCGTATTGAATAAAGCTCTATAAGCTTCTTGTTTTTCTGCCACATCTTTAAATGGGCGTTTAACTGTGTGAAGTGTAAACTTCTTTAGTCCTATATCCATGTGTAATAGTTGTTATAATTATAATAACATTGTATATAGATAAATCTTATTGTAAATACAAAAGTTATTGCTGCAAGCTATTAGCTTGAGCCATTTTTACACCTACATCAGCGGCTTGTTGCAAGTTAGCTAATTGCTGCTGTGCTTGCTGTGCTTGCTCTTTTTGCTCCATTTCTTGCTTAACTTCTTCTTCTGGTCTTAACACACGAACATTAACGCCCCTTATTTCTGCTAGTTCATCTAGTATATAATCAGCATCTAACCTTGAAACTATTTTAGCTGCCTTTTCTGGGTCAACTTGCCCTATTGATGCAACTATATTATTAACATCAGCTAGATATTGCATAATAGCATTAGCTTCTTCACTTCTTTGCGCTTGCCCTGCTGTGCTAGTATATGCAACTGTAAGCTCTGCATTGATTAACGCTTGAGGCACTTTAAGCTTGCCTTGCCTAACCGCTGTATCATATACAAATTCAGCCATAACACTTATAATTTCTGACTGAAACTTAGCAACTTTTGGAGCTATTAACCTTAAATTCTCTTGGTTGTATAAGAAAGCAACTCCATTATTTACGTTCTGAATACCAGTTGCATCAATCATTTGAAACTTATCATTAAAGAAACCCTTACGGATAACTTCACGCTTTTGTTCCATCCATTGGAACGGCTCAATAGCTCTACCAGTTGTTTTAAGTTCCCTTATAGTATCGTTTGGATTGCCACGACCAACATTAACCGCGCCACCGCTTAAATCTAATTTGCCAAATTTAGCCTCACTAGATACAAATAAAGTAGGGTTTAACTCTTTCTCCATGTAAACAGTCATAAACCTTTCAGCAAGATTAACCATTTTAATATCAGATAAAACCATTCTTGCAGCACTATCTGCCCATTTCTCCATATCCATTCGGTCATAACGACCAATAGCAATAGGTTGAACATAGAAAAAACTTTTCTTAACTAAG